TGGGGATATGATCAATGCTTTGACGGCCTTTAACGGCCTTCAATTTCACCATGGTTGGCATGCCTCTCGGCAAGTCATTAAGAGAAAAAGGACTGTTCTCCCTGGCTCTACGTACACATCGGGCGGTGTTGAGTATCGCTGCTTCTCGTCTGACGTTAAGGATGATTTATTTGAACTCGGCACTGGCCGATCATCTATTTCTTCCTTTCCGCAATACGGTTTGGCGAAATTCAAGAACCCCGGGAGCTTTGCTCATGCAGCTTCTGCAATTGCACTGCTTCAAAGTCTCTTCCTTCGCAGGTAGAGCAACGCTGTTAGATTTCCTACAGCGTATTCCTTTGAGGAGTACTGATGGCCATTCGTGGTAACATCACTTTGACTGACGCAGCGACAACGCCCGTCAACCGTGTTTACTCGCCCACGCAAAGCGGCGATGGTTTGATCCAATGGGTAGATCGCACTCAAGCGATTCTCGTTGGTCAGAACCGTCTCACCGTTTCGCAACGGCTTGCAAACAAGCAAGTCCGCACGACGAAAGTCGCGTGGAAGCTCGAGACCCCCATCCTCGAGCAGACATCGCCCAGCACGTCGACCGGCATTCAGCCGGCACCGACTGTGGCATATACTTCGATCGGTACGATCGAGCTGGTCCTTCCGGACCGCTGCACTTTGCAAGAACGTAAGGACTTGCTGGCGCAGATGCGCGATCTTATCGACGAGGCTATCGTCACCAGTATGGTGCACGACCTCGACTTGATTTATTAAGTCGAGATTCTGGGGAACCTCTTTCGAGGGGAAACCCCATGCCGTGTCCAATCATAGTAAGATAACTTAACTAAGGAGTTTATGCATAAGCATAAATTAGTACAGCGCCTTAGGCCTGTACCTCGTGCTTTGTCTGAAAAGACATTGATGTCTGTCTCTTTGGAACTATTTGAAGCAATAGACTCTCCTCGTTCGCTCGCGGCGTGGATACTCCTCCGAGAGGGGGAATATTCACAGCTTGTGAATTTGGAGATTGACGCTAACAATTATCAGCATTCTTTTCGGTTTGCTGATGATTACTTGGCGACGAAATTTCTGTCTAAGTACCCCGAATTCGTTCACCCGGATTTGGATCCCGAAGCAGAGGCTTTGAAGTCGTTCCTGAAGTATGAGGAGACTTGTAGACTCACCAATATCAAGTTTAAACAGCTGGAAGAGGACCCATCGAAATGGGACCCGCAGATCAAGGGCATTTTGACCCTTGCTAAGCGAAAAATTGCTTCCGTGCTAGGCAAACCTGACTTAGATGAGATTTCAAGCTCGTTCGATTGGGGGCCCGGAGCTACAACTGCAGCTTCAGGTCATCAAACGTCCGCATACATCAAGTTCGCTGAGCGTCTTGATGTTACGAGTAATTGTCTCGTGATGGGGCAATGCTGTGTGAACAGCATTCCCTCCTGGGTTAACTGTCAGTTACAAACTGACGAGTTCCCCAGCGTTGAGGCTATGCTATTGCGTAGTTCCTTTAACGTTGTAAGAGGAAACGAGATCGTGTTCGTACCGAAGAACGCGAAGACTCATAGAATAATTGCAAAGGAGCCGCATGTAAATTCGTTTTTACAGAAAGGCTTCGGTACATTTATTCGAAAGAGGCTTCTCGTCGCCGCCGGCGTCGATCTTAAGGATCAAACGCTGAATCAGCGGCTAGCGAGAGAGGGATCCCTTACGGGCTCCCTAGCAACTATCGATTTAAGCGGAGCAAGCGACACTATCTCGCAAGAGTTGGTGAAGTTTCTTCTTCCACATCGATGGTTCACTCTTCTCGACCAAATCAGAAGTAAGCAGGGTTTTGTGCGTCAAAGCAAAACCTGGTTTTACTACCACAAATTCTCCTCAATGGGGAATGCGTGTACTTTCGAACTCGAAAGTCTGATATTCTGGGCACTTTGTAAATCGTGTCTAGAAGTTAATGGTGGAGACCAGACTTGCAATGTTTATGGGGACGATATTATCGTTCCCGTCGAACATTACGAGCTGGTTACTAAAGTGATCGATTTCGTAGGGTTCTCTGTTAATAAATCCAAGAGCTTTAGCTCCGGTTTGTTTCGAGAGTCCTGCGGGAAAGATTACTACTTCGGTACCGACGTCAGGCCAATATTCCAAAAGGAACCACTCTCTAATGTCGAAAGCCTTTACAAACTGGCTAATAGTATCAGGCGGTATTCTCATCGCCGTAATTCTTATTACGGTTGTGATTATCGCTTTTTACCTACTTGGCAATCTGTTCATGAGCGGATACCACACGATCTACGGGATTTCCTAATTCCCGAAGGTAACGGTGACTCCGGTCTCATCGTGAATTTCGATGAGGCGCAACCTTCCCTCCGTCGTCCAAAAGACGGCTGGGGAGGGTTTGTCTACAAGGCTTTAATTCGATTACCCGTTAAACGGGAGATGAGAGACGTGCACGCAGGTTATACTGCGCTGCTGTCGGCCACTGGTGAATCAAGGATACCGATCGATAACCGTGACGCGACTCCGCCGAAGTTAATCGGGAAGAAGCTGATCGATCGTTGGTTGGTATCGGAGAACACACCTCTTCTGGGTCATCACGACCTGAGGAAAATGACGTACCCCAAGGTAGCACGGATTCATACTCACGGATGGTATGATCTGGGGCCCTGGTTATAACATCAGCC